TTACAGAAACCAAATTGCTTTGCAGTCAATTCAGACCCATTTGGTTTTGGTCTGGGCGATTGTTTATTACTGCTCACTAATTTTAGTTTAGGTTTATTTTTATTCTTATCTTTTTTATCAGTCATAATATTACTTTCTAAAAGTTAAAGTTAACTTGTAGAAGATAACACAATATTTCTTAGTCTTGAATTTTTTATTTTTTCCAAGAAAACTTGTCTGCCAATTTTATTAATATGTGAGACAGAAAAAACTAAATCTTATTCGTAATAGTT